AAAGAAAAAAGAAAACCAAATCTAAAGTTAATGAAGCAGGTAATTACACAAAACCTACCATGAGAAAAAGATTATTTAACAAAATAAAAGCAGGTACTCGTGGTGGGAAAAAAGGACAATGGAGTGGTCGTAAAGCGCAACTTTTAGCAAAAGAATATCGAGCAGCAGGTGGAGGATATAAATAATGCCTAAAGGTAAAAACAATAAATATAGTAAAAAACAAATGAAGATAGCAAGAATATCACATCCAAGAGATAAGATTACTGCTGCTGATTTTAAAAAACTAAAGAAGAAAAATGGCACTAAAAAAAAGTCAAAGAAGTCTTAAAAATTGGACAAAGCAAAAATGGAGAACAAAATCAGGTAAACCAAGCTCCAAGACAGGTGAGAGATACTTACCTGAAAAAGCAATTAAATCCATGACAGCTTCTGAATATGCTTCTACAACAAGAGCTAAACGCAGAGATATGAAGCGAGGAAAACAACACTCAAAACAACCAAAACGCATTGCTAAGAAAACAAGGCGGTTTAGGTAATAAAAGGTTTAACAAGAATAATTCTTGTTAATTAACAATAAACAAAAGGATAAATTATGCCAATGGGAATGGGTACTTATGGATCTATGAAAGGTAGACCACCAAAAAGTAAAAAAGCTAAGAAAAAAGTTAAATCTAAAAAAGCAAAAAAATCTAAAAAAAATAAAATTACTTACTAATGTTTAAAATCATAGCCGTTGTGTGTTTCCTCAATGTTCAGCCAAATACTAATTTTTGTCTGTATCAGGCAGAATTAGGCAAAGAGGTCGAAGATTGGGAAACCTGCAACGAGCTAGTTGATAAGATCGTAGAAACCGTTGATCAGCCATTTAAAGATAAAGATGTGGCTGCAATGTTTTCTTGTCAATTAATTGCTTCTACTCCTACCTAATTATGTTATGGCTCTCCTCGTATTAAGGAGAGTTGGCAGAGTGGTTGAATGCACTAGTCTTGAAAACTAGCATAGATGCAAGTCTATCGAGAGTTCGAATCTCTCACTCTCCGCCAAAATATTAAATATTTACTCAACTTCTACTCAACAGCAAAAATATTCCCAGTTTTCCTAGCTTATTACTGGTTTTCAAGACCGAAACCACATCAACCTACAAGCCAAAAAATTAAGGCATTCTCCCATTTTCATACTTTTTACATACAAGTTAAAAACGTATTACAATCATTTTTTACTCAACATTTACTCAACATTTTGGTATAGATTTTCCTATGAAAACGATGAAAGTAAATGTTCGTGGTGAAACTAAATTTTGCGTGGTTGTTGAAACTGGTGAATATGATCAGCACAATAAACCAAAGATCAAAAGATTTTTTCACTCGAAGAAAAATGAAGCCGTTGCGAAAGCAATGGAGTTCATAGGTAATAAAGATAAATTACCACAAACTTCCAATAATACTATTATCCGAGAGGTGCAAAAGGTTATACCTCTTGGCAACGCATACGATGAGCTTTGGTCAACTTGGAGAATCCAAGTGAATAAGAAGGAGAAAAATCCAAAAGATAAAAAAGGTATTTCTCCTGATACAATGATTCGATATGAGGATTCAGCTAAAGCTCTATTTAAAATTGTTCCTAGAGATACAAATTTATTAACTATTAATAAACTTTGGGTAAAACAATTTATTGCAAAACTTGATAGTACGCAAAGTGATTCACAAGCTATGCGTATCTATGCTGTGTTCCACAAAATTATGGTGGAAGCAGAGAGATTAGATTTTATTGATACTTCACCAACTCATGCTTTTAAAGAATTGCGACCAAGTTATTCTAGTGATGGTAAAAAATCTGTTGATTTGAACGAGTACAAAAGAATCTACAAACAGATCATGTGGTCGTACATGAACTATAAATCTCAATCATCTTTGATTTTGCTTATTCAAGCAAACACAGGTGCTAGATGGGGAGAGGTAGCAGCTCTTACTCATGCGGATATTGATTTCAAAAGAAATCAAATTCATATCAATAAAGCTAAATCTAAACTTGGTAATATTTCTTTGACAAAAGCAGGTCATTTACGATCTGATCAAGCTGATAAAGGTGAAAGAATTGTACCTATTGCAGAAGATTTTGCTGAAGTAATCAAAGATTATATATTTAGCCAAAAATTAAAAAAAGCTGAGTATCTCTTTGATGTATCATATAATAATAGCCGTCTTGCACTAAGAAGTGCTTGTAAGAGAGCAGGAAGTACACAATCTGAAACTAAAATATTTAGAAGATTTGTATCTTCTCAGTATCACCGTATTGGTGCAAGTCGTGATGAGGTAAGATTACGTCTTGGTCATAACCACGATGCTACGCAAGACATTTATGTTACCTATGCTGATCAAAATGCCGTTAATCACGCAAATCAGCTTCATAAATTGATAAAATAAATTAGGAGGTCTAATCATACAGACCTCCTCCTATCTTTGCAAAATTAGGGGTATTCTGGCAATGTTTTTACAAAATCTTCTTCGTTTTTGTTAAGTTTTTGCAGAATATCCCATAATTTATCACTATCCTTCCTATTTAAAGCTCTTACACTTCCAAATATGGGATAGCCACTTATTGTGCGTGGTGACATATCCCTGCTATCAAGATATTCGTAAAACAATCCATTGTTAAATGCAGATTTTCCAACAAACATCAACGGCATAAAAATACTTGGTAAATATGATTTGTCTTTAATTTGCCAAGAAGTAAATACTTTGTTAGCTCGTATATCACGAGCCAACTTTATTAATTGTTTATTATTGGGTTTCTTTTTGGACATAATTATCAATAATTACCATTAATTGAACAATCTTATTTTCTCTTTTCATATCCTTGTAAGGATATTCAATATTTCCCTCACTAATAATGGATATTTTATCCAACCTTTTTAGTAGATCATCAATCGTTATGTCTTTTGTTTTTTTAGAGAAACCTAGTGCATTCTCTAACGTAATATTAAATGTAGTCATTAAGACCTCCCTGATAAATTATTATAATATTCTTATGATAACAAGACGGTAAAAATCAAGAATTGTTTTACATACATGAATGTTCTCTGTGTAATTTTCTAAAATATCTTGTTAATGTTTCTGCTTTTACTGTTCTCTCATTGCCTAATGTTGGGTAAAGTTTTCTAATTCTAAAAGTTTTCATATCTTTGTAAAATATTAATATTGCAGGGATCTTGCTTTGCCTAGCCAACTTCATCACAGCCGTACAAGTTTTATGTGTTTGACCTTTATCGTATGCGTGTTCAATTAATAATAATGGCTGATAACACTTATCACATACTTCCATTAAATCTACATCAACTGCTGCCAAGCCATCAAGAGTACGATGCCATTCATTAAACGGATTTCCCTTTTCAAAATAACTGTATCTAGGCATTTAGATAACCTATTGCTTTTCTCATTATATCTGGATTATCATCAAATAAACCAATCGCTGTATTGCAGTTCGTACAAAGCATTCCTCTAACCTCACCTGATTTATGACAATGATCTATTGATAATCCCTTTACAAATTCTTTTTTATTTTTTCCACAACATTGACATTCATTTATAGAATTTAATTCTTCATATTTCTTTGCTGTAATTTTGTACGTTGTCATCATTCTTCTTTTTCTGACTAACTCAGGAAACTTGCGATAATATTCTTTTCTTTCCCTACTTATTTTTTCTTTATTCTTTAAGTAATTTAGACGATCATATTCTCTTTTTTTCTCTATATCTTTGTACCTTAACTCTTTTAATTTTCTCTTGTATTCTTCATGCTTTTCAGGATGTTTTTTCCATAGTCTTTGTCTAGATAATTTTGTTTGCTCGTTTTTACACAAACGACATTGATTTCTTAAATATCCATGTTCAGCTCTAAATTCTGTGTGTGGATATTCTTTGTTACACTTCTTGCAAACTTTCATTCATTGTTAGTTTTCGTAATGCTTATAGGTAAGTCAATTTGCTTTTCTAATTTTATTATTTGTTGTCGTAATGAAAAATTATCTTCAATTTTTTTTTCTAACAAATCTTTTGAAAATTCTAATTGAGATTTTAATTCTTTTATTTGTTCCTGAAGGTCTTGTTTAAGCATCTTTATTTAGTAACCAAACCCTAAATCCACTTACATTGTTGTTTTCATTTTTAATTTGTCTAATTGAACATTTACAATTTAATTTTTTAGCTTTTTTCTCCACTAATTTTTTTATATTTTCTACTCCTTGTGGTAAAGCAGGAAATTTTAATTTACCAAAATTATCTTCATCAATATAAATGCAATCTCCAATTTCCATTTTATCTACTAATCTTGTATTTGCAGTAACTTTTTTTCTTGTAAGAGGTATATTCTTTTCTATTTTAAGCATTAATTATCATTACCAAAAAAATATTGTTCTTCATCATATGCACTCATTTCTTCATCGGGTAAATGCGTTACATTATTTGGATTGTATGGAGCTGAAGGTATTGCTTTAGGAAATTCTTTTTGTGCAGCTTCTTCTGAAGAAAAGCTATCAACATAAATTTTTTGATCCTGACCTGCTAATACACTACTCTTTGGAAACTTACTCCATTTGTAAACAACAAACTCTCCTTCATTAAATTTACTTGGCTCAATAGTCATGTGTGAATATTTTTTAGTCATTAGTACATCCTCCCTTTATCAGTAACTTCTATGCTACGATGCGAATGTTTTAACTTTGTTAAATAACCTCTACGCATTAAACTTTTGCAACATGAAGCTACACTTGTTAATGAATTGATATTTAAACCATTTTGTATTTCCTTGTAAGTAGGAGAATACTTTTTATCAACCCAAAACTTGTTTACAAATTCTAAAATATCTTTTTGCTTTGGAGTCATGCTTTTACTTTTTTCTTTTTATATTCAATTAATTGCACAACTTTTTTAGAAATTTGTTTTGGTATACGAATTATGGGTAAAGGAAATTGATCCCATCCATATTTTTTACGCAATATTTTTTCAATTAAATCTGTGTTCATAAATCACCATTCTTTTTCATTAGTAGTGCATTCGTCATAGAGAGATATGCAGCACCATCGACAAAATTATCTCTATTATAAGTATCAGGTTTAGATGCTCTTGCGATTTTAACACCTGCCATGCACAAAGTTACTTGATCAGCTCTTATTGGCGTTTTTAAAATGACACTCCAAATCTTTGCAATATCTTCATGGTTTTTATCAAATGCACCATAAGAGATTTTTCTTTCACCACCAACAAGAGAGTCAGCTTCTTCAAGAACATCCGTTACTTGATTGTAAATATCAACCACTATATGTCAGCTTCTCTTTTGTCTAACATTTGTAAGCCAATAAATTTTAAATCAGGATTGTTTGAACTAACATTTTTATATCCTTGAAATTTAATAATTTCTCCTGCTTTGACATCTCGTGATACTTTTAATGATCCGTAGTATGCGTGTTTTTCGTCTTTATTTTTATTTGTAAATACATTTCCTTTACCTTCTTTTAATTCAAATGAACTCATCCCAATCTTCTCCTGTTGGTTTATTACGGCTGATCATCTGATCTTTTTTTTGATATGCTTCTTGTAATTGTTCATTACCCTCAATTTCTTTTCTGTGTTCCGTATAAATAGACCGTAACCTTCCAAGATCCTTTGCATTATCAATCTTACCGCTTATTGTAGTAAATGCTGATAAAGATACCTCGACAGAATCATTTTCATCAAAATCTTTGGGAGGATATTCAACCTGATTATTTTTCTCCTGCGAGGTATCTTTCGCACTACTACTGTTGCTTAACTCATCAATGGCTAATCCATTACGAGCTGCGATTTGCATCTCATCTGCGGATGCAAATTCTCCACCGTCTAATCCTGCTCTTGCAAGGCAAATACCAAGAGAACTGGTCATTGCATTCTCTGTTGCACTCGTTTTATTTACAGGTGACGAATTTCTTATCTCCTCTGCTATACCAACAGCAATCATATTTTTTTTAATCCATAATTCTGTTGTTGCTACTACTGATCCTGCAAAGATCATTTTATCGTTGTGAAAAATCGGATCACGAAATTCTACTCGTGAAACATAACTTGCGTCAGTTCCAAAATGTTTTCTAAAAATATGATTTCTCGTATTTACTGTTGCATACCATTTTTTATGAATTGGTACTTTGTGTTCTTTATCGTTTGGAACTTTACTTAATTCTTCTATTGCTTCTCTTAATTTTAAATTGTCGGCATTTTCAGTAGCCATATAACTCCTTTGCTTCATTAATGTATGTGTCACCAATATTCCAAAATGTGTGACTAAAATCTGGTTGTATTACTTTTTCAGGATGATCAAGTTTTGCAGCTTCTTGTTTTTTTGTTAAGTTTGTTACAAGATCATTGTATGCCTTTTTATAATCGTGTTCATCGACCTTGTGTATGACGTGTTCTTTGGCACTTGCCTGAATGATAACTGTTGGTATTTTAGTTGCTATGTAATAAAATGCTGCTTGTTGAAGATGTGTATCGTCAGGAAACTTATCATTTAATTTTGGAAAATAATAACTGAA